CTGAGGACTTTCGCATTTCCTATGGACAACTTAGGCGGTAACTTTTTCAATTTGTGATAGTGTTTCGTGAAGACTGAGCTTGCCTTCAGCAAACTCAGTCCATAGTTCTATTTTAGTTTTCATTATACGTTTAGTATTGTGAATCCGTTTCGTAGGATTTGTTTTGTTAGAGCGTGATAAGTGTCATAGCTTCCCCACCAGCTTGTTATTTCTATTGTTTTACCGTGAACCACTTTGTAGTTAAAGTCAAAGTTTGTAAAATCGTACTCTCTTAAAATTTGTTTAATTGTCATGTTATTTGTTTTAATGTTATAGTAGTTATATTACTACTTTTTAGTTTGTTTCAATTTAAACAGTAGCCACCAAACTATGATGACTACTGCTACTTCTCCTGGACCTACCATTACCAATTGATTTCCCAAGTTACTACCTCGTTACCTGCATTCATGTAACCCATCATCGTTGACATAGGTTCAGTGTGCGATTCGCTATTGGCTTCTGTTAACGATTCGTTTTTCCATACGTGACCGATAACTGAACGAGCACCGATTGCTTTTGCCATGTGCGGCTTATTAGTGTGCTTGTAAAACGTGAAGCCATATGATCTCCAAAGCTCATTGATTGCACGAACTTGTGACTTCTTGTCAGCAAACTGCATCATCTTTGTTTGATAGTGGAAGTAAGTCCATAAAGTTGGTTGATTGTGTTTTTTACAGTAAGCTCTCTCGAAAGCGAATTTCTGTAGGATGTCTTCTTTTACGTTGACTAGTCCGAATGTTACGATTTTGTCTTTTACTAATGTTTCCATGATTTATTGTTTTTAAGTGTTATTGATTAAACGAATTGATTTGGTTGCTTGACCCATTGGCCATTTTCTTTATAGTAGGTTACTAGTCTTGAACCGGTGATGTCCATTACACAGTCTGCGCCTTGACGGTCAGCGTCTGCGAACTTTGCTTCGATCGACGAATTACCCATGCTTCCATTAACCGTTACTTGAAACGGGTTAGGTCTTGGTCTTGATTGTCTTGCTTTTCTGTTTTTCTTGAACGCTTTCGTGTTCCTTTTGTTTTGTTTTTTAGCTTTTGCCATTTTTTTAAGTTTTATTGTTATTAATTAATTATAGTACTAATATACGAATAATATTTGAGATAAAAAAACTTTTCGCGGTTTATTTTGCGAAAGTTATTAACAATTTACATTTCGTACCAAGATTTAGCAGTTGATAACTTGTAAGTGGTTACTAAAGTCTTCGTAGCAAAGTCAACTAAGAACACTTGGTCATAAAATAAGTTAACGTAAAACTTGTGATAGTCGTTATCTCTAGATGTACGATATACACGTTGTGCCATAGTCTTACCGTATTTAGCAGCATTTTGATTATTTAATTGCTTGGACCTGGCAAACGAATCGTCAAGATTTACGTCAATACCGAATCTAAGTTTAAATTGGTCAATGAAATGTTGGTCAACCCTCAGTTGTGATTTACCTTTTGAAATGATTTGATCTGTACTCATAGTTTTATTGTTATTGATTAATTATGGTACTAATATACGAAAAATATTTGAGATAAAAAAATATTTCGGCAACTATTTTGCAAAAACTTTCAACTTTTGTCAAAATAAGGCATAATTATATTTCTAAGTGTCAGGCATGGGCTTGATAAAACCAAAATAAATTTTATACAGTATGACAGTCAATGACGCAATTAGCAAACTAAGAGTAATGCTTGGTGCTGCTACTGAAGAAGTTAAGGAAGTCAACATGGAAACTGAGGAAGTAAAAGAAGAGGTAGAGATTAAAGCTGCCGAAGCTACACTTGCAGACGGAACCGAAGTATACACAGAAGGTGCATTAGAAGCAGGAGCAATCCTATTTGTAAGAGCAGGTGAAGGTGTATCTGAAGATCCATTCGCACCCGCAGGTATACATGAAACTACTGAAGGTTTATTAATCACTGTAGGTGATAATGGTGAGATTACTGCAATCGAGGACCAATCTCCTGAAGTTGCTGCTTCTGAAGAAGAAAAGAAAGAAGAAGTAGAAATGGAAGAAGAGATTAAGGAAGACATTGAAGTAAAAAAAGAGTTTGATGCTGAAGAATTATTAGAAGGCGTTGCATCTCTTTTACTACCTTACACTGAAGAGATTAAAGAACTTAAAGCAGAACTTTCTGTATTAACTTCAAGATTTAACGAAGTAGCTGATGAACCAGCTGCAGCAAACAAGGTACGCAACACCTTCTCAGAAGAGGCGAAAATAAGAGCTAATACAGCAGAAGCAAGATTTGAAAGACTTGTTTCTTTACGTAACAGCAGAAAATAACCCAAAAACAATTAAAAACAAAAACTAAATTATGGCATTTGATTTAACAGCGCTTAGTGCGTACACAGATGAAACATCAATGGATTTAATTGCAAAGGCGGTATTGAATACTGACTTAATGTCTTATGTAGACTTAAGATCAGGTCTTTCTGCTGGAACAGTTGCAATCAACTTGATGGACGGTGACTTAAACGTTGCTGACTTAGCTTGTGGATGGAATCCTTCAGGCAATGTAAACTTTTCTCAGGTAGATATTACTATCAGAGACAAGCAAGTAAAAATGGACTTATGTCCAGAAGACCTTAGACAATACTGGTTAAGCCAGAGAATGTCTGCGGCAGCAAACCAAGAGAGTGTTCCTTTCGAAGAAGTAATCGCAAATTACTATGTAGAGAGAATCTCTAAATACAACGAATCTTACTTAATTGACGGTGATGGTACAGGTACTGGTATTAAAGACCAAGTAACTGTAGCAAACGGAGCTACTTTATCTGCAGCTCCAGCAGCATGGACTTTATCTAACGCAGTTGAGCAAGCTTTAAACATCTTTGATGCAATCAACGAAGCATCTAAAGATAGAGACGATTTAATTATGATCGTATCTCCAGCTAACTTTAATACTCTAAGAAGAGCATTAGTTGCACAAAACTATTTCCATTATGATCAAGGCGACGGTCGTTCATTCGAATTACCAGGAGCTAACATTACTGTAGTAAAAACTTCAGGACTTGTAGGTTCTGATTACGTAGCAGCAGGTCCTTCAGGGATGATTGTTGCAGGTACTGGATTAGAAGATGACGCATCAACAGTACAGTTCTTTTTTGACAAAGGATTTGATGTTGTAAAATTCATCGCAAAATGGAGATTAGGTGTAGCCGTTTCTCAAGTAGATCAGTTCGGAACTAACGGATTGGCATAACCAAAAAAATAAAAGAAAACTATGGCATGTTCAAATTTAACAGCAGGATTTACTTTAGATTGTAACGACTCTAATGGTGGTATTGATAAAATCTTTATTGCTAACGGACCAGTTGAATCTGTAACTGAATCTAATGGAACTATCACAGCAATTACTGTTGGAGGTTCTGCATTGACGCCTAGTGACTTTTATGATTTTGATGTACCAAGACAGACTAGTTCATTCACTGAAACTATTAACGTATCTCAAGAGAATGGTACCGTATACTACGACCAAGCTCTTACTATGATATTCAACAAAATGGAAGCAGCAAAGAGAGATCAGATTTTACTGATGGCTCAAGCTACTGATATGGTTGTGGTATTTAAAGACAACAACGACGCATATTTTTCTGTCGGTGTTGAAAGAGGTGCATTTATGACTGCAGGTTCATCTGTATCTGGAACCGCTTACGGCGACAGAAACGGATATGAATTGACAATTTCTGGAATGGAAGATCAACCTTCATTTGAAGTTACTAGCTCTATCGTAGAAGCATAATCTACGTTCATATAATAATAAGAAGGGTCCCAATAGGGACCCTTTTTTTATATCAACTGTTTGGGAGAGTGTGGTGAGTATTGTGATTTAGACATTGGATATCTACGTTCGCTAACCCATAAGCCATCTTTAAGATGTGCATACGTATATGATGTACCATTAATCCAGATATCAGGTCTATAATGTGCTAAAGTTTGCACACGAGGTATAGCTTTACTGTGATCATATAACATACCTTTAACTAAATACTTAATATCTACTTGCATAAACAAGTCAAATCCAATCTTAACACACCGTTCAAGTAAATAATTAATACGGTCAGTGTCTTTAGGACCTATAATAGTTAAATCTATATCCTGTGCAGTACCTTCATTTAGTATGCTACCATGTGCCCAGAGTTGAAAACCACTCCAATCTAGCTCTTTTATACGTTCTATCACCTCAATTACTAATGGATCTTGTAATCCACACAGCTGGTGTAGGTTCGTGCAGCTATAATCACCGTATATTACATGTTTTTGCATGATATATATAACCTCCACAACTTTACTACTTTTTATATTTCTAAGTAGAAACATATACTACACTATGACGACAATAATAACAGGAGAAGAAGCGACGTTTTACATTAATTCGCCTACTTCAGCACTAGATCTTAGCGATAGTTTTACACTTAAGTCGCAATATTCACAAGAAATACTAGTTACTGTAGCTTCTGGTGACTGGTCAATCATAACTGAGAACGCTAGATACGCTTCATTTACAGTAGATCTACCAGCAGATTTTGAAGATAAGCACTATAATGGTTATTATACTTGGCAATTAGGCACTTATTCTGATATTGTAAAGATAATTACTCAACCTGGCGGTGATGCTGGAGAAGCAGAATATATAAGTAATAACGAAACAAGAGAAGCAGACGTCTTTTATCGTCCAAATTATTAAGAAATAATATGAGAAATACAAACCCAGAAGGATTATATAGTATTAAAGGTAGTAAGTTTGAAGCATTAGACTTACCAGTAATCCAAGAACAAAGAGGTAAAGACTATATCAAGTTCGGATTAGATAACTTATTTCCACAAGAACTTATTAGCCTATATGATACCTCAGCAATGAACCACACTTGCGTAGACGCTATTAGAGACGGTATCTATGGCGAAGGTATAGTAAACTATGGTGGTGAATATATCAACACAGAAGGTGAAACTATTAATGATGTTTTCGAAAAGATTGCATTAGACTATACATTATTCGGTGGTTATTCACTTAACCTAATATGGAATAAAGAGGGTAATAGAATTGCAGAGATCTATCACTTACCATTTGCAAACGTAAGATCAGGTAAACCAGATGAAGAAGATACAATACATTCTTACTACTACTGCTCTGACTGGTCACAAATCAGAAAATATAAGCCAGTTGAATATAAATCATTTAATCCGACAGATACAAAGAAAGACGCAGCAAGTCAAATCTACTATTGTAAAAACTATAACCCTGGCCAGGAGATCTATCCTTTACCGGCTTATATTGGTGGCGTTAATGATATTCAGCTTGATGCGAGGGTGTCAAGATTTCATAACGCAAACATCTCAAATGGACTTGCACCAAGTATGTTCGTCCAATTCAGAAACGGAATTCCAAACCCAGAAGAAAGACGTGACATCTATAGAGAAATAGAAGACACATTCAGTGGAGAAGAGAATGCTGGTAGATTCTTCTTGGCTTTCTCTGAGCCAGGTAAAGAACTGCAGGTGACACCCATCGAGAACGCTAATGACGAATACTACATCACACTCGAGCAAAGAATTACGTCACGAATCCTTACTGCGCACCGTATTACTTCTCCACTTCTTTTAGGTATTAAAGATGGAGCAGGTTTCTCTAGTAACTCAGATGAAATCATTACTTCGTATTCTCACTTTATGAATACTGTAGTAAGACCAAAACAAACTAAAATCCTTAACACTTACGCTTATATTCTAAGTTTAGCTGGTTTTAATGTTAAATTAGAAGTAGAACCAGTACCAATGATTATTGGAACTGATGAAGATGATCCGGCGTTAGAAGAAGACATAACAAATATAGCAGACGTATAATATGGCAAACACAGCACTACTAGTATCAGAACAAAGACTGAAACAATGGACTCAGTTAGATGATAACGTTCGTATGAATGAGATTACACCATTTATTATTCAAGCGCAAGATATTTACCTCCAAGACACATTAGGTACTAAGTTTTATACAAGACTTAAAGCCGGTGTAATTGCTAACGATCTTACAGCTGATGAGCAGTTATTACTTAATGAATACGTTGGGCCAACCTTAATGCAATACAGTTTGTATTTAATGTTACCAAGCATTAAGTATAAGATAGCTAATCAGGGTATACTTAACGGTACGTCTGAAGAGACTTCACCTACTACTCTAGATGAATTACAATATCTAAGAGCAAGTACTTTAGATACTGCAGAATTCTATAACAAACGACTAATTAAATTTTTCATGGACAACCCTGGAATGTTCCCGGATTACACAAATCCTGGAATTAAAGGTATGTTCCCTAATAAAGATAACCCTTATTTTAGTGGACTAGTTGTACCGAATAACAGATTAAATTATTATGAAGACAGATACGGCACATGTTCAGACTGCGGTCCTTCCAAAACAATCGTCAGCGACTAAGAAGAACGTACATAAATTAAAAATATACTTATCTAAAAATGGGAAAGGTAGACAAAATACTAAATAGTTGGTTAAGTAAAAAACTATTTGTTTTCGTTATAGCAACCACACTGGCGTTGTTTGGCGACCTAACTTCAGCAGATTGGGTAGTAATTGCAACAGTTTACATTGGTACGCAAGGAGCTATCGATGCTGTGAGCAAACTAAAAGGAAACAACTAACTAATAAATTATATTTCTAAGTAGATGGATATAAATTCAGTAACAAGAGATTACGCACAATGCATTAGCAACGGTGCAATAACAGAACCAACAGGAGGTACTTGGGTTTCAGCTGCAGCTATTTATTTAGGTCAGCCTACTCCAGTAAACAACTCATGGCTACAAGCCCTATGTTTAGCTAACGGTGTTACAACACCAGTTAATAGCTCATGGGTTATAGCCTTAGCTAATTATTATGGCTTATCACAACCGGTTAACGGTTCATGGTGGTATGCAATAGCTGATGAAGCTTGTAACGGTGGAGGACCAGGAGTACCATTTGTATGGAACACAAACACAAATAACTGGGAAACTGAGGTAAGAACTTGGTCCCTAACATAAATTAATTAAATTAATATGGCAAACTTAACAGGACAACAGATCAATAACACGTACCAAGGTCTTTTGAAAACAGATGACAATGGTGCGGTTAGTGGAACAGCTAAAGCTATCACAGATGGTTTAGGTAACGCTACTAATATTGAGATGAGTAATACAGCAACTAACTTTGTTAGTGGTACTGTAGACTTCACAGGTAGTACTGTGAGCGGCCTACCAGCTGGTTCT